CGCCTGGCCGGGACCCTGCATGCTCACGGAAAGGACAAAGCATGCCTACCACCCAGCAGCTCCGCGAGCAGCGGGCCAACCTGTTCGAGCAGATGAAGGAGGTTTCCGACAAGGCGTCGGCCGAGAATCGGTTGATGACTGGCGAGGAGACTGCCTCCTACAATCGTCTCGACGCCGAGTACGACAAGATCGAGGCGGAGATCGACCGCCGTGAGGCGCTCGCCGCGCGTGAGGCGCGACAGGTCCGGCAGGACCCCAGTGTTCTCGACCTCGGCGGCGAAGGCGAGGTCGACAAGTCCGACGAGGCTTACGAGCGCGCCTTCATCAACTTCCTCCGCAAGGGCATGAACAGCCTCAACGCTGAGGACCGCGCCATCATGGCCGCCGCTCGCGACGAGAAGATCCTCAACGCGGCCGGTATCGGCACCGGCGCCTCCGGCGGGTTCACCGTCGCCCCGGAGTTCCGCGACAAGCTCGCCGAGACCCAGAAGTGGTACGGCCCGATGTTGCAGGAGGCCGAGGTCATCTACACCGACACCGGCGCCCAGCTTCCGTGGCCCACCAATGACGACACCGGCAACGTCGGCGCCATCCTCGCGGAGAACACGCAGGTCACCGAGCAGGACGTGGTCTTCGGTCAGGCTGCTCTCGACGCGTACATGTACACGTCGAAGCTGGTGCGCGTCTCCTACCAGCTTCTCCAGGACTCCGCGTTCGACATCGAGACGTGGCTGCCGAAGAAGCTCGGCCAGCGTCTCGGCCGGGCCATGAATCAGAATTTCACCACGGGTACCGGCACGAACCAGCCGGACGGGATCGTCACCTCGGCGACCGTGGGTGTCACCGGGACCGGCTCGTTCGCCAGCACCGGCGGCATCAGCTTCGACAACGCCATCGACCTGACCGAGGCTCTCGACCCGGCCTACGGCAGCGGTGAGGGTCTGAAGTTCATGGGCCACCAGAGCGTCCGGAAGGCCATGCGGAAGGTCAAGGACGGTCAGGGCCGCTACCTGTGGGAACCCTCCACTCAGGCCGGTGTCCCCAGCCAGGTTCTCGGCTACGAGTTCGTCCTGAACAACGACATGCCGGCGCTCGCGGCCTCCTCGAAGTCGCTGCTGTTCGGCAACATCCGGGACGCCTACGTCATCCGGATTGTCCGCGGCATCCAGACGATGCGCTTCGACGAGCGGTACGCCGACTTCCTCCAGGTCGGGTTCCACGCGTTCGAGCGCGCGGACGGCACGATGCAGGACGGCAACGCGGTCCGGGTTTTCCAGACCACCGCCACCGCCTGATCCTCTTCCCGGCCGGGCGCGGGCCCCCCTCGCGCCCGGCCCGGACCTCAACCCACACCCAGCTCGTGAAGGAGCACCCCATGGACACCAGCACACCCAAGACCACCGCCAACGAGGCCAACGTCGAGGTCGGCGTCGACGGCGTTCACGACCGCGTCGCGATGCTGTCCCTCAAGGCCGACGGCACCCCGGATCAGCTCGCGCCCGAGATCATCGGCGACAAGGAGTCCGCTATCGAGGCGACGAAGCGGCAGTTCGCTGAGCAGGCCGTTTCTGCTGTCGATGAGGCTGCGCGCCGCGCCGCCGGTCTCGACGTCGGCGAGACGGTCGAGCAGGACCCGTCTGTTGCGAAGGTCCAGGCTGAGCATGACGAGGCCTCCGCGGCCGCGGGGAAGAAGGCGGCCGCTGTCGTCGAGCGGCTCCACCAGAGCTGACCCACCGGCACCCGGCTGGGTGGGCCACCTCCCCCGACTGCCCGCCCAGCCGGGCCACTCACACAAGCCAAAGGAGGCGGTGACGCGTGATCTTCGATCCGCCCCCGATCCCGGCGCCCGTCGGCGTCGACCAGTCCGCGTGGGATGCCGCGGTCGCGGCGATCCGCGGGTACTGCCATTGGCATATCGCACCGGTGGCTGTCGAGACTGTCGCGATTGATGCGGTCGATGGCCGGCTTGTCGCCCCCACGCTGCGGCTGGTGTCGGTCGACACCATCCTCTGGGGCGGTGTCTCGTCCGACCTCACGCTCGTGACCACGACGGGTAACACCATCAACCGCTCCTACCGCTTCACGGGCCGCGCCACCGTCACCATCACCCACGGGTGGCCAGTGCTCCCGGCCGACCTCGCCGAGGCGGCTAAGGCCCTCGTCGCGGTGCAGGCCGCGGCCGCGTCCGCCCCCGGCGTCGCGGCGCTCGGGTCCGGCTCACACACTGTCCGCTTCGGCTCAGCCGCCGAGGCCGGATATGCCGGTATGCCGGCGCAGATCGCCGCCACCCTGGACCGATACTGGATCCCGGCGTGTCCCTGATCCCGTCGCCGTACACGCTGCAGGTTCGCTCCCTCACCGACGTCACCGACGACGGCCTCGGCAACGTGGAGGCCGTCTGGTCGGAGCCGCGGCCCTGGCAGGTCCGCCAGATCGACCCGGGCCAGTCCGCCGAGCCCTACCTGCCGAACCGTGACCTCTCGTCGGTCGAGTATGCCGTCCACGCCGACAAGACCGGCGAAGTCCCGGGCGAGGACGACCAGGTGCAGGTCGACGGCGACTGGCACGACGTCGACGGGAAGCCCGCCGACTGGACCCTCGGTCCGTGGGTTAACCCGGTCGCCGGTGTCGTCGTCCTCCTGAAGCGCGTGGAGGGCTGACCGGTGCGGGTCGACTGGAACCCCGACTTCGACGAGCAGCTGGCCGAGGCCATCGGCACCGGCGACCTCGAGCAGCGCGCCCAGGCGATCGCCGACGCATGCAACGCGGACTCCACGTGGGGCGGGTATCACGCGGCCGCCGGCAGCGACGGCAAGAGCGCACAGGTGTGGTCCGCTGACGCCCGCAATGATGAGGCGCGTGACCAGCGGCTCATCCGTTTCCTAGATCATGGCCGAATGCGGAGGTAACGCACCGAATGGTCTGCTCTGCTGACGTTCTCATCCGCAACCTGGACGCAGCCCGATGACCGCGCGCCCGCCCGAGCTCGTCAAAGCCCTCACCGCGGCCGCGGGGCCGCTCGCCGACCTGGGTGTGCCCGTGGCCACGCAGGTGCCGGGCACCCGGCCGGCCCGGTTCATCCGGGTCGTCACCACCGGCGGCAGCGAGATCGCCGACTATGCACTCGCCCAACCCACGGCGCTCATCGAGTGCTGGGCCGCGAAGACCGCCGACGCCTACGACTTGGCCGTCAACGCGTGGGTCGCGCTGAGGGCCACGGAGGGCGTGGAGATCGGCCCTGGGCTGTGGGTTCAGGAGGCCCGCGCCACGCTGCCGGTCGACTTCCCAGACACCCAGAGCGGGTCCCCGCGCTGGCAGTTCATCTTTAACCCGATCGTCGCCCAGGAGGAGACACCATGATCCGCGTTTACCACCCCGTCCTCAACGCCTGGCAGGACGTCTGGAAGAAGGACGTCGTCAAGTGGCAGCGCCAGGGCTGGGTCACCGAGAAGCCCGCGCACGTCGACGACTCCGACGCGCTGCCCGTCGACGCGGAGACCGAGGGCAACCTTGAGACCGAGCCGGCGCCGGCTCGCGCGAAGCGGGCCACCCGCAAGGCCACCGCCCGCAAGGCCACCGCCCGCAAGACGGCCGCGACTGCCGCTGACACGGCGCCCGCGGCGACCACGGTCACCGCCAAGTAAGCCAACCCCAACCCTCACACCTTGGCCAGCAGCCTGAAAGGAAAACCCACACATGGGCGTCAACACCGGAATTTCGGTCGCCGCCGGCCTGCCGATGGCTGGAGGTGGCATGTCCTTTGCGCCATTGGGGACAGCGCTCCCCACCGACGCGTCGACCGCGCTGGCCGCGGCATACAAGAAGCTCGGCCCCATCTCCCGTGAGGGCGTGCGCCTTACCCGAACCTCCAACATTGAGAAGGTCCTCGAGTGGGACGGCTCCCCCCTCGCGTCCCTCGTCACCGAGGAAGGCCGCGCCTTCGAGGTCACGATGTACGGCCTCTACGACACCGAGGTCAACCAGTACCTGTTCGGGGCCAACGCCGTCGTCACCCCGGCCACCGTCAGCGATGGGAAGAAGATCGCGATCAGCGACAAGGGCGGCAAGCCCGACGACTCGGTTCTGGTCTTCGACATGAAGCACGGCAAGGGCCGTCACCGCGCGATCCTGCCCGTCGCGTCGGCAGTCATCACTGCCGAGAACCCGTGGGTCGGGACCGGGCTCAAGGCGTACACCCTCACCGTCGAGGCGCTCAAGGACGCCTCCGGTGTCCGCGTGTACGAGTACCTCGACGACGGCACCTTCCTGGCCGTCTGAACAGCCACCGGGGAGGGCCGCTCACGCTGGCCCGGCCCTTCCCGGTGCCACACCCGGCCAGCGTCACCACGAAAGGGCCAGCATCCATGTCCACGAAGGACACCACCCCAGACGAGACCCCGAGCGAGTTCACGTTCACCGGTCCCGACGGCACCGAACACACCCTCGCCACAACCCTCGACACCCTCACCCCCGGCTACATGCGCCGGCACCGGTCCATGCCCGGCGCCGAGTTCAATCTGATGCTGTTCGAGGCGCTCGCCGACGACGCAGCGCTCGAGGCGTTCGACGCGATGACGTGGGCCGAGAATAGCGCCATGATGAAGGCGTTCGAGCAGCACCTGCAGGCTGTTCTCGGGGCGGCCGTGGGGGAATCCGGGGGCTCGTCGAGTTCGTCGACGAGCACCAAGAGGCCGTCGAACGCGAGCTGATCGGCCTCGGCCTTCGCCTGCGCGACTGGCCGTCCGAACGGCTCACCTGGCGGGACCTGTGGGTCATCGTCACCCGCCCCAACCCTGTCCCCGAGTCCCCGATCTGGCGGGCCACGCGCGAGGGCTGGCAAGAAGACCTAGACACCTCGCTGCTGCGCCGGATTGAGTACTCCCTGCGTGTGCTGCGCTGGCAGAACACCGACGACGGCCGGTTCGGCGCGAACCAGCCGGAGCCGATCGTCCTGCCGTGGGATCCGGCGCCCGAAGGCACTCTCGCCGGCGACGCGATGCCTGTCGACGAGCTGCTCGAGTTCCTCGGCTGGGACATGCCCGGAAACTTCTTTGACGTGACGGAGGTGATCTGAATGTCTGGTGTGGAGCTGGCGACCGCCTATGTGAACCTCGTCTACCAGGACAACATTCGGGCCGCAGCCGGTCGGGAGCTCGGCGCCGTCGAACGTGACGCGAAGTCCTCCGGGAAAAGGGTGGGCGCCAGCCTCGGCGGCGGCATCAAGTCAGCGATGTCCGCCGCCGGCGGCCTCCTCGCCGCGGCTGGTGTCACCGGCTTCGTCAAGGACTCGATCACTGGGGCACGGGAGTCCGCCAAGGTCGCCGCCATCACGGAAAATGCTGTCCGCGCCACCGGTGGGGCGGCGAAGATCAGCGCTTCTCAGGTCGGCGACCTCGCGGCCGCCATCAGCAAGAAGACCGGGATCGACGACGAGGCGATCCAGTCCAACGCCAACCTGCTGCTGACCTTCAAGAACGTCCGTAACGAGGTCGGCGCCGGGAACGACATCTTCAACCAGGCCACCGCGGCCGCCCAAGACCTCTCCAAGGCCGGGTTCGGGTCCGCGGACTCCGCGGCGAAGATGCTTGGGAAGGCCCTGAATGACCCGATCAAGGGCATGTCTGCTCTGGGCCGCGCCGGGGTCACCTTCACCGACGCGCAGAAGGAGCAAGTCAAAGCGCTGGTTGAGACTGGCGACGTCCTCGGTGCCCAGAAGATCATCATGGCCGAGGTCGAGTCCCAGGTCGGTGGGGCCGCGGAGGCATCCGCCACCGCCGGCGACAAGGCGCGGGTCGCCTACGGCAACCTTCAGGAGACCATCGGCGCGAAGCTGCTTCCGGTCATCGACCGGGGCGCTACCAAGCTGACTGACTTCATCTCCGGGATGGAGGATGGGACCGGCGCCGGCGGCAAGTTCGCCGACATCCTCGGCGACGTCTGGGGCGCCGGGAAGAACGTCATCGGGTTCCTCGATCGGTACCAGAACATCATTGTCCCGGTCGCGTCCGGGGTCGGCGCCATCGTATTGGCGACGAAGGCGTGGAGTGTCGCGACAGGTATCGCTACCGCCGCGCAAACTCTTTTCAACACGGTCCTAGCGGCGAACCCCATCGGCCTAGTGGTGCTCGCTCTGGTCGGGCTGACTTCTGCGTTCGTCGTCGCCTACAAGAAGAGCGAGACGTTCCGAAACATCGTCAACGGCGCCTGGTCGGCTGTCAGCGACGGCGCGAAGTGGATGTGGAACAGGGTTCTGCTGCCGGTGTTCCGTAGCGTCGTCAACGGCTTCTTCTGGGTCGCTGACAAGATCCTCGCCGGCGCCGAGAAAGCATTCGGCTGGGTCCCCGGGATCGGCGACAAACTGAAGGGTGCCCGGAAGAAGTTCGCCGAGTTCAAGGACTCCGTGAACGATTCGCTGCGGGAAATCGACGACCGCGAGGTCAACGTCGGGATCAAGTTCCGGCCCGGCAGCAAGATCTACTACGCCGGCCGCCACATGGGCCTCGCCACCGGCGGGCACGTTGCCCTAGCGGACGGCGGGATGATGCCCGGCTACACCCCGGGCCGTGACGTGCACCGCTTCTTCTCGCCCACGGGTGGACTGCTCGAGCTGTCCGGCGGGGAGCCCGTCATGCGGCCCGAGTTCGGCGCCGTCGTCGGGAAGCGGTGGGTCGACGAAGCGAACGCGGCTGCCCGCTCCGGCGGCGTCGCCGGCGTGAAACGGTTCCTCGGGTTCGCGGGCGGCGGGATCATCCCGCGGATGTGGCTGCCCTCTGCAGGCACCGTCGACCGGGGCGTCGGGACCGAGTCGCTCCGCTCTATCGGGTCGGTCGTCGACAAGCTGGCGCCGTTCGCTGGTGCCGGCGCGATCGGCGGGAAGATCGCCGGTCTCGTGCCCGAGTTCCTGGCCCGGCTGGGCGCATGGAACCAGGCAGTCGGCGGCAAGTACTGGGTCAATTCCGGGTACCGGTCGATCGCTCACCAGTGGGCGCTGTGGAACGCGTCAGACAAGACGGGCCGCATGGTGGCCTATCCGGGCCGGTCCCGGCACAACTTCGGCACCGCCGCCGACCTGGCGCCCGGCACCACTGCCGCAGCGCGTGCGATGGCGTCCGCGTTCGGGCTCTCCTTCCCCATGAGTTACGAGCCGTGGCACATCCAGATGCTGAAGAGCGGGGGGTTCGTGAAGCCGTTTGTTGCGGACGCGGGTGTGACGCTCGCGCCTGGCCTGAATGTGGTGAACAACAAGCTTGGCCGGCCTGAGCCTTTGGCGCGGACCGATCAGCCGATGGATTTGAGCGAGCGGACGTTGCGGGCGATCGACTCGATCATGGCGGCGCGGCTCCGGCTTGATGGGGTGCGCATCGCTGACGCTACTACTCGGCGGCAGCGGGGCGCCGCGGTGGTGATGGTCTGATGCCTACCGCTGTGGATGCGCAGTTGACTGAGCCGGTCCCGGGTGTGCCGGTGGTGTCGCGGCTGGGGAATCTGCTGGCGGTGGTGCATGACGGGTTCCCGGGTGTGCTGCTGGGGGTGCGGGACATGGGTTCGGACCTGGCGTGGATCGAGCGGTGCGACGTGGAGCGGCCGGATGAGTGGCAGCGCGTCCGTAGCGCGGGCCCGGTGTGGCTGTCTGCGGGTGGCGGGTCGGCGTACGACTTGGAGGCCGAGTACGGGCGGACGTATGTCTACCGGCTCTCGGTGATGGACCCCACGGACTTTCAAGTGCTGGTGCGGATGCCGGACTGGGGGTCGGTGCCTTTCCGCTTCACGGGATACCTGAA